CTTTTTGTGATTTTTCGTTTAGCCCTGTGGCTTCATCTAATGTTTTGTAGAACTCTGTAAGTATCTTGCCAGCGTCACCAAAACTTCCGCCTGCTTCTTCAAGACTTTGACTTAATGCTAATACAAATCCTGTAGTCGTACCAAATGCGTCGGCAACATCTTTTATGCCATCAGCCATCTTGATAGCACTACCTGCTATCAATGCAAATGCGCTACCTGTTACTTTTGATACAGTACTTGCGGTTCTACCAATTTTATCCAATGCATCATCAACATCTTTGCTAGTGGCAACAAATTTCTTTGCACTAGCATCAGCATTTTGTAATGACTTGTTTAGACTGTTGACTTGATCTTCACCATCAACTTCTATTTTTATTTTATAATTGTCTATTGTAGCCATTATAATTGTATCCCTAATTTTTGTTTAACATACTTACGAATTTCTTCAATCGTAGGCTCTGTCATACCGTCAGGCGCTTGTGTAGACCAACCCTCTTCTAAGCGTTGTGCATATGGATAATTGGCTTGTATCTCGTTACCACGCAATATTGTCTTACGTCTTGCATTTCCAGGCCTATAATTCTTAGGCTTATATTTCGTCTTCCAACGATTTGGATCTCCGATCGGCGTGAATCCTTTGTAGGCGTCATAAGCAACCTTGGTGATTGTTTTTTCATCAAGTATATCTAACACCTTATTCAAACGATTCACGATATTGCTCATTTATTTTGCTTGCCTTTTTGTAATATAGTTTGCAATTGATCTTGATTAATTTTATAAGCATTAGGATCTGGTGCAGTACCTTTCGCTTTTGTTTTAGCCATCTGATAACTATCGTAGGCAGCAAGGACATCGGTGATCATGAAGTCGTATGTGGTAGCGTTCTGTTCCACGACATGTGGCAAAACACCATACTTCTCAGCCATACGACCTATCGTGATCATTTTTGCGCTTCCCCAACTGTTTGGGTCGATGCCTTGCTCTGTGGTTTTCCCAAGATTTCTCCAATCTTGTTGATCGCCGCGGCAGCGATATCGATGGGTAGATCCTCATCATCTGCAAGTACTTGCTTGCCATCCTTGTCTAAGATCATGGCTTTCATCATCTTATCAAGGTTGCTAAATTCGTTGTTGCTACGTGCATTGAAAAAGTCAAAATAAATTGACATGCGCACGATATTATATGTGTGGAATGTGATAGGTTCGCCATATCTTTCGATAAGTTCCTTATCATCAAGAACTATTTCTATTAGTTCTGGTTTGCTTGCGAAATCTTTGATGTTCATTTGTTATCTCCTTTTGATTAGTTCCCACTATATTTATCGTAATGCTCTTCAAGCAATTGATTGAGCAATGCGATGCGAAATGCCTGTTTGGCTTTCATCTGTCTGATTGTCTGTTCCATGTTGTTTAACATAGGTAACAGTTTTGCTTCATCTGCGATTAGACTTCTTAGTTTTTCTTCCTCAGTCTTTAGGAAGGTATTGTTATTAGTATTCATTTGTTCACCTATAAAGAAAAAGAGAGCAGATCGCTCTGCCCTCTTTCTTTGGTCATTATACGACCTTAGGACCAGATCCCATGTCACCGTTCACCGCTATAGTTAGTGGTGATACCCATACTGGGCTATCAGGTGACGCTGTTGGTGCAACAGAACTCAAATAACCTTTACCATGATAGATGAAAGTTTGAGTATTGGCAATATTATTGCCTGGTGTTGTGTTACCAACGTTGCTACTATTGTTCAACTGAAGTCTGAATGCAACTTCAATACGATTCTGGCTCAAGCCAGAAACACCTTGGTATGATGCTGAAGTGTTTGCTGATGCGTTAGCACCAAAAAATCCTTCTTGATCTACTACGATGTTAGTGCTGATCTCATTGTCGCTAGGTGTAGTAACTTTGTTGATACTTGCTGAACAGAAATCTGTCCATGAGAATATACCAGTGCTGTTAGTCACTGTTACATCTTGCAAGCAAGTAACATTTAACAAAGTTGTATTGGCTGCATCGTTGGAAATATAAGTTCCAGCGAGAAAACCATTACCACCTGCGCCAACATTAGAACCAGCCACATTAGTTGACAATATGAGTGCAGGGAAAGTACCTGTCTCGTTTACTGTAATGTATGCCATTTTAATATCTCCTTAAGTTAGTGGCGTCAATCATTAAAATCCAAGCGTTTTAAACTGAAAGTATAGGTATGTTTTTCACTACGATTACCGATCACTTCTGTCTTACTGTATGTGATTTCATAATAACCATTAAAGAATTGTCTGTCTGCGGCAAGATCATTGATCGTACCTAAAACAAATATGCTTTGTGGGTCATCTTGGAAACTCACATATAATATCTCGAACTGATCTGTCACGGCGTATATCTGACCACAAGGGGTCACACCATTGATGTTTACTTCACGACTGACAGGGTGAGCATCTCTGACATAAACGCCATATGGGACAACATCATCACTACTAGGATATATGCCACTCACTTCCACGATAGGTGTAAGTGTGTTGCACGTGGCTCTCATATATTCTATGATAGCCTCCTTAGATATTAATGGTTGATGTCTTGATGGCATCAGAAATATCTCCTGTCATTGTTGAAATAGTCTACGTCTGCTGTCCAATTCTCTTCTAACTTAGTCGTTGGACCGTTAGGAGCGTCTTCGTTCAGATCATAGAAGTTCATCAATTGCAATGCTTTCTCCCATTCAGCCTGATATCTACGCAATGCATGATCAAAGTTAACACGGTCAACATCGTTGACGTTGCTAGTATCTGACACGATTGATTCGTAGAATACTTTTACAGCCATGAATGTATCAAGGCGTATTAGTGTCTGATCATTTTTGATGAGCAGACTTGGGTTGAATGAGGATATCAATGCACCGTTAGGTAAGTTAGTGTAATATGTTGCCCCTAGCACCGTATCGCAATACTTTTGCCACCAACCAAATTCAAGTTGATAAAGGATCTCTTGACTACCTACTTTGAAGTAGTCATCCCAATTGACTTGCATCTGACTAGCACGGCGTTCTGCCGCAGGATCATAAAAGATTATATCCTGTACTGTTGCATTGCTGACTCGTTGATAGGGGACTGACATAGTAAACTTTTCCTATATTATTTCAATTACTGCTGGTAAATGTTGATTGCTCCACCGCGTCTTGGGTCGGCTACGCCTGCACCCATGTAAGCGAGACCAGTCAACCACATCTGCAAGCCACCTGGCTTCTCACCCATCTTGATCTGCAATCCTTCTTTGAGAACTGTGAAGATCGCAGTCTCGTGGAAGTAACCACCAACAAGCACTGGGCTAGTTGATTGTTGACCAAGCAATACACGGTTTGCTGAAGGTAAGAATGTAGTAAAGATTACTGCGCAACCATAAACGCTTTCGATGCGTCCAGTTGACAATAATTCGTTACCAAGTGCAGATAGGTTTGAACCACCTGATTGGCTTACTGCACCACCAGTCAATTCAGCGAGCATACGATTCAATGAAGAACCATCTTGTCCTGCTGTTGCTGTAGTAGTTGGAGTAGGAGCATCACCGTTGCTGTCCAATACGATGATTGGAGTGCCTGGTAGGCGAGCAACTTTGTAATTCTGCTTGACATTACGAACTAGTTCTAATACGCTAGCACTAGTGAAGCCATTAGTCCAACCAGCAGTATTGCTTGGTAGACCAGCAGTAAGCAATTCCATAGCACCTAACTGAGTAGGACGAGCAAAGCCGTCTGCCGGTGTTGGGTTATAGTTAGTGTTACCTGGTGTTGCCTTAAATGATAAGAAGGCTTGACATACACGAATGTCAACCTTTTCACCATATGACTCACCTAGTTCAGCACCTAGTGTTGCGGCTAATTCGAATGATGTAGTCCATGCGTAGAATACGTCAAACGCTGTAGCGGCAACTGCTGGAGTTGCTGTGATGCTTCCCTGGCCAAGAGCAGGATTCTGCTCGACAGCGAGAGGAGGTGAACCGAAACCATCACCGCCGCTTGAACCAGCAGGGTTATAGTCTTGGTATGTGATTGGTGCAAAGTTAGGCACCAAATATTGATTACCCTGGTTAGGGGCAACGACCTGTGTGAACTCTACGAGTCCTGTGCTTTCGTGCATTGCACGTAAAGCGAAGTTTGCAATGGCTGTTGTGAAGCCATCGGCTTCATTATTACCACCACCTAATACATATGCCATTTTAATATCTCCTTAAGTTGGCTTATACGATCTTTCTAGATGCTGTGGACACGGTTGCAGTTACGCCTGCCGCCTTAAGACCAATACGCTTGCCTAAGCCATTTCTCTGTGCCCATGCATTGAAGGCAGCAGGATCTTTGCTATAGTCAGGTATCTGATCAGGAGGTGCGCCAGCGAACTGACTTTGACCTGGCCTCAATCCAGAACCGCTTGACAGACTATTTTGCTTGAGTAACTTAGGGTTACCTTGAGCAACTTCTTCTACCAAACCTTTTAGACTTAATGGATTACCGTCCATGCCATATCGTTCTTGACCCTTCTGATTGATGATTGAATAACTGCCATCACGCTTGAACTGTAAATTACTCTTGATTTTTTGCAATGCATAATCTTGTAAATCACTATCGAATCTATCGCCCATGTTGCGTAATATCTCAGTATCCAATTCTTTCATACGTAATGCTCTGTCTTTTTGAGCAAGATCACGCTGAAGTCTCATGAACTGATCTCTTAAATCGGTACTGTCATCACCTACATCACGCCCTATGCGTGAGTTTTCAGTAGGTTCTGACTCCATTGGCTGTGCGTTGCCACCGCGTTGTTGACTTGAAGTACGTGCCACATATGCTAATGCTGCCTCTACGCTTTCAAAGTTTTGACCGCTTGCTTGTGACAAGGCGTTCAAAATAGAATTTGTAGTGCTTTTGCGAATAACACCTGGGTTTACTTTTCCATCACCAGCATCATTTGTAACCTGTTCTGCATCAGGGGCACTAACGGAGCCATCGAGTTGATTTTCTAACATTTAATTTTTCCTTTTGTGTTATATCGTAACAAACGAATTTAATTTATTATCTACCTGTGTTGATACCTTGCAATTGTGTTGCAATCGCTTGGTTTGTATAATAACTCTGTCCGGTATACGTAACAGGTGTACCTATACCTACATCATCATATCCTACGCCATAATCACCTGCGCTATCATACTCAGTATCATCACCATACATTGGTTCAGTCTCACCGAACTCTTCTGGTGTACTGATCTGATCACCGAGATCACGGCTCAATACTTGTTCATTGTCTTGTGTCATCAAGTCTTTGACTTGCTGATCTTGTATAGTCTCAATATAAGCCTGCTCATACTGCGGGATCTTTTCAGCAGGTGCGAGCATGCCAATGATTTCTTTAGTGATGAGACTATCAATGATAGGATTATTCTGCACCATGGCTTTAGCCTGACCCATGAGGGCTAATCTATAGTTTGTGTCATGTGCTTCATAATCTGTGTTGTAATGTACTTCACCTGCCCAACGCATTCCCATGAAACGTGCGGCATAAGTGAATATCAATTCTTCTGTGACTTCCATCAAGCGGGCTTTGCTCTTTGCGAGTCTATGTAATGTTTTTCGTTCCTCGATGATGGCGACGCCACTTGCGATTTGATTCTTTGTGTTACGCAAGCCACCTAAGCCAGTCAATGCTTCGATCTGCTCAAGTATCTCACGCTGTCTACTTGTGACTTTATCAACATCACCTGTATCGACAGGAATAGATTCTACTTGACCTTGACTTGCACGAACTATCGCACCTGCGTGTACAGGAATGCTTACGCCTTTATCTGCACGAATGATAGTCTTTGCGAACTGTATTGATGTGTATGCTTCACATTCTAATTTATAATGTTCACGTTGTGCATCACTTGCGCTATCAATATCGCTAACGCCTAGGTCCATTGTTCTTGGATCTCTGCGACCATATGCTATAAAGCCTGGTATGCTCATGCCTGCAGGATAAGTACCTGTGCCTATCTCTTCTACATCATTCTTGCTGACATTCTTACCTACACGGTAGTTCTTCCAATAACTTGGATATTCGTCAGTACCAAGATGATAGCACTTTAAATAATAATTGTCTTTGTCTTCTGCTTCTAATATTTTGACATGCTTGACCATTGGCTTGCCACCGAACCATTCCCATTCCCAATTCCATACGTTGAGTGGGTTGACTGCGACAACATAAGGTCTACCAAGATTACCTTCATCTTGTTTAGGCATATCTACAAAGACCCAGCAATATCCATATATGCTAGTGAGGTCACCTACTTGTTCCATGAAACTATCCATTGATCTGTTTTGTAGATCACTATCAAGCAACATCAGTTCTGCCCACTCTGTGTTATCAGGATTGATATACGCGCCTGCTGGTGTGCAGAACTTTAATTCACGTTTGATGCCTGGTTCAAACAATACATCGTTGATAGTGTCAACGATATAACGGCAGATAGGTTGTGCGACTGTATTGTTTACTAGATCGATATAAAGATTGCTATCTTCGCTTGGTCTTTTCTTGCGCACATAAGTCTTAAATATCTGTCCTCCTAGATATGCATATTGGTATGCTAACATCTGTTCATAGACAGCGTTGTATATAGGACTCTTATGAGTTAATTCATGTACATTCATATTTTTTTCCGTTGACGATTATTCGTTGTCGTCAAGATATTCGTAATAATCGCCACCGAACTTTTCGTCGAACTTTTCGTCAAGATATTCTTCTTGCTCCATGGCAGCATATTCTTCTGGATCCATGTCCATCACATCTTCTGTCTCTTGAGTATAGACGCTATATTCGTCTAGTGCTTTCATGACTTCTGGAAACTCACCGAATGCACGATCAATATCTTGCGCACTGTGTCCCATGTCGGTAAGATATCTCACGACATCTTTTGCAAGATCATAATGATCATCTTGTGGTATGTAAAATTTTGAGATTGCATACATCTCGACCATCATATCAAAGTCCATATTGTCACCTATACTAGTATCTATTATTTATACACGTTTGTTTAAATATTTACTGTATTCATTAAGCATGCCTGGATAACAATGCTTATGTTTACGGCTGAACCATGTCACATGATCTGTTCTATTACAATGCAAACAAGTCATATGTGGG